AAGGCTACCAAGCCCCAGCCACGCCTGACGAAGAATATGATTTAGGAATAGGCGTATTCACTGCTTTATTTGGAGTAGAGAACATTAAATATCCATGGCTTTATTGGAAGGGCCAAGGAAAGGAAGCTCCTATATTCAATAACTCTAAAGAAATTTTTCGTGCTGTTTGGAATGACTTTTCAAACAAAGTGCGAAATGCTCACAAAAGACGTATTAATGATGTATGGAGGCGTATTAAGCAAGAAAAGTACAATACGGAATCTCCTTCTGAAGCTCTTATGTTGCATTTTAAAAGTGTCGTGAAGAATAACCCTGGGCAGGCATGGCTGGATATTCAGTCTGGCGCATATCGCCAATTTGGAAGCACTTTCAAGGAGAAAGCAATTCGTGAAATAGTTACAGAAATAAAATATCATATTAAAACTGATGAAAAGAAGAAAGCCATGCTTGACGCAGTAGCTTTAGACGCTCTAAAGCCACGCAATCTATGGAAAGATGAAACAAAATTCTTTGAAAAGCATCGAGATGTTGCAGGCGTTTTTGTAGTTAAAGTTATACTTGGAGATAAATTTTTAGACTATCCTTATTGCTATTGGATTATGCAGGCGAAACCTATTCCTGAATATGAAACAACATATCACGCACTGGCTGATATATGGGAAGATTATAAGCAACAAGTACAACTATTAGATTTGAAGAAAGCGCAATAATGCCATTTCATAAAAAAGCCCCCTGGCCCGAAGGCCAAGGGGCGAAGCAATCTAACGTAAAGGTGTGTAATATACCATAAAAGATACAAATTGCAACACGTTTATCATTATTTCGGTATTTACGCCTTTTCCCACTTGTCGAGGGTCTCCACGTACACGCCGGATATCTTCCCGCCGTCCATCGGCTCGATGTCTCCATACTTCGGGTTAAGCGGGTGTAGGACATAGTCCATCTTCCCAGTTTCCGGATTCTTCTTTCTGGCCAGTTTTTTGAGGGTAACACCGCGTTCGTCGTAATATTCCACGATCGTACCGGGTTTTGGTATGGGGGGAATAGTGTGCTTGCGCATAACCACAAGGGCGCCGTCTGCAATGATTGGCTCCATAGATTTTCCTTCCACACGCAACACGTATTCGTCTTTGCCCAGGGGGCGGTTTGCCTTGACGTGATAGGGGATAGTATCCCCCGGTTGTAGGCTCCCGGCGGCGATATTGCCAATGACAGCTAAGTTGTAGCTTTCCTCGGCTACTGAGGAGAAGGTCTCTACTGGGGTAAACTGCCTGTGGGCAGGTTCTCCTTTGGCCGCGTTTTTGTAATACTCCCGGGCAGTGACTTGGAGGATGTAGGAGACCATGTCTTCAAGCTTTTTGTGCATTTCGTCCGCCAGGGACCTGAGTTGTTTTTCAAAGTCAGGGGGAAGTTCAAATTCTATTTCTTCTTCTCCGTGCATCAGTTTTTCAATGAGTGAGAGCTTGGCGGGGGGTATCGGGCGAGCAGTTGTAATCCAATTATCAACTGTCCTTTTGCTGACCAGAGTTTTTTCAGCGAGCCACTCACGATTTTTCCCAATGGTTTTTAACCAATCTTTGATGTCTTTTGCATTGAGCATGTATGTATTTTGCACAAAGCGTGCAGAACGGCAACAAAAAAATATCGCATGATAGCACGATAAGCGTGTTTTTGTGTTGACCGAATTGCACATTTCGTGCTTGATTACACCATCAACAACACGCAAGACGCGAAATGATCATCAATCTGAAAAAAGAACCTAAAGAAGTGAGTGACTGGGTGAGAGAGGCAGAACGAGCCACAGGCTTGAGCGGTTCTGCTCTCGTCGTGGGAGCTCTTATAGATTTTTCCCGGAAGGCTAGGGAAAACAAGCAGCCCCGCCCGGCAAAGAATAAAAACCCCCAGCCCAAGAAGCCCGCGGCATGAATAGGCCTCTTACAAGAACAGACCTGATGATGCTCCGAGAAGAGAATCCGGAGACCTTTTATCAGTTAATGCCTGCAATGCGTATTCATGTATTGCCTGGCAAAGTGAGTAAGGTCGAAAGGGCCTCTGTAAGTTACGAGATCGTCACTAAGGAGGGCATCCCCTGTCCTGCAGATGACGCAGTAGGAACGCAGGTTTTTAACAAGTGGATCATAGACGTTAAGATGCGTATTGGGAGTTTTGTGAAGAGCCATGAGAAGTTTATAGTCATCGCTTTCCGGAGCTTTGAGGATGCGCTTTATTTTTTTTACTGCCGTTCTTTTGAGGTAGAACTTGCTCAAATGGGGGTTGAGGTATCTGCACCCCATTGTGAAGGAGGAAACAATGAGACAGGCAGTACTAAACAAAGCGATCAGGTCCAGCATGTACATGTTTTTTTGGCAGAATGCCGTGAGCTGGACGAATTGAGAAGGGCATGCAGTCGCGATGTGGAGAAGTACCCAGGTTACGCAGATGATGGCTGCGAGCTTTTTACTGCCGAGCAGTTTGAGAGCCTGCTGAATGAACGGGTGCCAATCCATGCACAAGAGTGTACCCGATAACCAGGAACCATTCAATTCTAACAATGATTATCGAATACGACACCGAAGACCGCTGCATCCGCGTGGACGACGTAGCCGTGAGCCACGCAGACGCTGAAAAGCTGATGGCGGAGCACGAAACCGCAGTGGCGGCCCTCGAAAACGCCCTGGTGCAGTACGAACGGGATCACGCCACGACGGACAACCCTGACGGACACCATGACTGACCTGGAACCCGAACTGATTGATGTGCTCAAGCTACTCGGCTGGCACGAACTGTAACCTAATGAAATACTATGACCTACCCTGAAACAGAATTTTACGACTGCAAGACTCTTGCTCTCCTGTACGATTCCGACCGGGATGTGATCAAGAAGACCGTCCATGAGTTGAAGGACAAGGGGCATGTGATTGAGGTCCTGTACTGGGGCAAGCAGGGCAAGATGAAGGTGCACGGCAAGCAGTTCCGAAGAGCGCTCCTGCGGGAATATGGAGAAGGAGGAATGAGCAAATGAAGGCGTTACTTCGAGCCTTGGCCATTGGTACATGCCGCCTGATTGCTGGCGGTGCCTGTGGTTTGCTCATTGCCGGTACAGCGTGGCTCATCGTGGAAATGGACAACAACGAACTACAGGCGGGGAAGAGTCCGCATTCCGGATTCACGCCCGACTGCCCGAAAGCTTTTGACGGCTTCGCAAAACCGTCCCGCCCCTCGAGGTTCGAGGAAAGCAATAACCAATAGAAAACCAATACAATGGATAATACCACCGAAGAAAAGAATACGCAGCCCTGGCCCTGCACGTCAGACGAAGCATGCTGCTGCGATCCAGTAGCCGAACAAGCACCCGTCACCGTGGATATGATTGAAGAAGCGTATAACCGCCTGGAAGAGCTTGTGAATCAGTGTAAGACCCCTGTCATTCTGCATATCAAGATTGAGAAGGGTGAAAGTGTGAACAGCAGGACTTCTACCTGCAAAGCTGTTACGAAAATGGCCGGCGCAAAAAGTACGGAATGGCTTGCGGCTCGTGGCTACTTGGAAGCCTCCGGAATTTGTTTCTCCGGCAATCCCGAAACTATTTCTTTGGGAGTGAAGCTTGCTTTTAAGGAAGCCCACAGGAGAGCTGGCTTAAATCCCATTGCAGACATGCTCGGAATCGCGGGCTGCGAATGCGAGGAATGCCAAGACTGATTCAGTTGGCCGGGGCCAGCGCCAACTGGTCCCCGGCCTGTTATCAATAACTAACCCAATAGAATACTAATAACGTGAATACGAATACAACAAACGAACTCACCAATCAAGCACCAGGCAATCCTTTTGCCGTTCAGGCTCCCGCCAGTGGCGGAGCCCTGGCTGCCATGACAAGCAATGCAGCCGTTACTTCCGTGCTGGCTTCCATTTGGATCGCCAAGCAGTTTCCGCGGGATTTAGCTGAAGTGACCTTGAGAATGAAACAGGCTTGTGCTCAACCGAAGTTGGCGCAATCCGCCACTTATTCCTATCCCCGCGGAAATACGACCGTGACGGGCCCTAGCATCCGCTTGGCGGAAGCGCTGATTGGCGCATGGGGCAATGCGGAAGCCGGATGGAAGGAAGTTGCCCGCCATTGGGACCCGAAGGGAGCAGATGGAAACGGCTGCAATGTGTCCGAATGTCTTGCCTATTGTTTTGACAAGGAGACCAATGTTCGCCGGGAAATTGCTTTCTCTGTACCTCATACCCGCGATAAGAATGAGACTGATTCCAAAGGGAAAAAGACTGGAAAAATGCTGCGTGTCGCCCTTGATAACGAACGGGATGTTTACGAACTGTGCGCCAATATGGCTTCTCGCCGCATCCGCGCCTGCATCTTGCAGGTACTTCCCGGCTGGTTGACTGATGAAGCGCTGGAAGCCGTAAAAAATACGCAGGAGAGTGGATTTAAGCGTGATAAGGCTGATATTCTCCGATCCCTGGAAGCTAATTTTTTAGCTTATGGAGTGACGCGCGCCCTGCTCGAAACCAAATTGGGGCACAAGCTTGAAGAAATGACCGTAAATGAATTGCGAGATTTAAGCAATATTTATAACGGCATTGTTGATGGTATGGTGCGGGTGAAGGAAGTGTTCCCGGATGACGACCAGCCCGCCAGGAAACCCGACCTGCCGAAGACTCCTGTATCTGCTCCCGCTCCCAAGGCGGCCCCCAAGACGACGCAGGCCCCGCCGCCTGTAACCGCTCCGGCGCCGGAAGACGGTATTCCCGGCCTGGATGTACCGGAGGATGCGCCCTCCTTTGGCACTTTTGAACATTAACCCCTGACTTACTGACCTTATGTTTGATACAGAGATCATCGAGGACGAACGGCAGGGGCTGCCCAGCGCCAGCGGGATGCAGAGGCTTTTCCTCTGCCCCGGAAGCTGGAATGCAGAAAGGAAGTGCCCGGTGGACGAAGAGAGCGATGATGCCGCCCTGGGAACCATGCTGCATGTCCACATGGAGCAAGGGACAATGCCGGAGGACCCGGAGGACGCCGAAGCCGTGGCTTGGTGCCGCGAGACGGAAATTTCCCTGTGTGAGAAGTACCTGGAAATGTCGGATTTCAGCAAGGATTTGTTGAGAGAACAGTTCATGCGCGAAGTGCGGTATTTTGAAAAGGATGGAATGTTTTCCGGGAAGCCTGATCTGGTAGTTTACTGGGGCCGCAGAGCGCTGGTGATTGATTAC